TGCTGCGGGTACTCGTACCTTAGTCACTGCTAACTCAATTTTAGTTCGTGATCGCACAGTTCAATTATCACAAAATGCAACCACTGCGATGATTTTGGCAAGTAAAAACTTGTCGGTTCGCGTATCGAGTTAAGTGTTATTGGCAGTGTGTCTTTTAGGCACACTGCTATTTTTTAGTTTATTGGAGTTTAATCATGGCAATTCAAAAAGAATTACATACAGAAGAAGTACGCGGCAGAGCAAAACCTACCATTAATTTAGAAGATAGTCTTGTTGATATTCGTGACAACGAAGAAATCATTGTTGAAACAAGTGGTATCGATTTAGATTATCTTGATGAACTTCAGTTTATGGAGGAAAAAGTCACTATTCGTATTGAGCCTTCGGCAGATAGATACGCTCCTCGTTTTGTTGACGTAGCTGTTAATGGTCGCATCGAATGGCTTGAAGTGGGAAAACCTATTGCCGTTGCTCGTAAATATATCGAAGTTTTAGCAAGAGCAAAATCAGATACTTTCATTACTATTGCGCCTAATACTAATGATGAAAATCCTGTGAATTTGATTTCTCGCAACACATCACAAAAATATCCATTCAGTGTGATTAAAGACCCTAATCCCCGTGGATACCAATGGTTGACGACTGTATTGTCACAATAATTTATTAACCGTACTGGAATTAAACCATGACATTTCTTGAACTCGCTAATCGCCTTTTATCTGAAGCAGATATTTCTGGTGCAGGATTAATCACAACGGCAAATCAACAGGGTGAGTACAAACAAGCTGTTGATTACATCAATACTGCATACGCAGATATTCAACTACAACACGCCAATTGGGATTTCCTACGGGGAGATATGTCATTTAATACCATTAACGGTGTAAATAATTATTCTGAAACCGCTATCAGTTTAGCTGATTTAAGCGAATGGTCGCCCGAAACTATGCGCATCTATTTAACAGCGAATGGTATTGTCAGTGAACAATATCTCATTCCTGTTGAATGGGATGAGTTTAGAGATTTATTCATGTTTGGGAATGCGCGTATTCAAACCGGATTCCCAACACACTTTACTATAAAACCTGCGGATAATTCCCTTACGTTTTATCCTATACCAGACAATGTTTACACGGTAGAAGGTGAGTATTATAAAAACCCTTTCACCTTAGTAAACGATACCGATACACCAATTTTCCAATCGCGCTTTCACATGATTGTGGTTTGGCGAGCATTGATGTATTTTGCAACACAACTCAATGCCCAAGAGCTTTACGCCATCGGTAACATTGAATATCGTAAATTACTCTTTAAACTTGAACAGTTTAATTGCCCTGTACCCACTGCTTCGGAAGAACTCGCATGAGAATGAACGCGCTACCTAATGTTAAAACCATGACGCAATACTCGCGTTTTGCCGGTGGTCTTGATTTGGTATCGCCACCTCTCACTATTGATGCGGGTAAATGTATTTCAATTAATAACTATGAGTGCAATGCACTGGGTGGTTATCGTCGCATTGATGGGTATGAGCGTTTTGACGGCAGACCTTCTCCTAGCGCTCAGAGTTACTACTACTGCCCTTGCACGTTCTCAGCGGCAGTCACAGTAGGTCAAACAATTACAGGCGCTACAAGCGCGGCTACAGGCAAAGTATTACAGGTTGAATCCACTTATCTCATTATCGATAGAGTGACGGGAACATTTGTTCTTGAGAACTTTACGGTAGGCGGAACGGTAAAAGGCGCTTTAACTATCCTGCCTTCCAAAGACGGACATCCTACAGGTATTGGTCATGCCACTGCTCTTGGATTAGTAGCTGATGATTATCGTGCTGATATCACTGCGGTAACTGGTAGTGGGGTGCTTCGCGGTGTCTGTATGTACAAAGGCATTGCTTATGCGTTTCGTGATAACGCGGCAGGAACGGCAGTCGATATTTGGAAGTCTACTTCTACCGGATGGCAACAAATTACACTGTTCAAATCACTGCCTTTTAAAACCTGTACGGTAGATGTGCTTGATGGTGTGGTTATTAACCAAAAGAACTCTGGTGCAACAGCGACTGTTAAACGACAAGTAATTGAAACTTCTCAAAGTTTAGATGATTTAGAAGCCACTAGTGATACCACTACAGTGATGGGATTAGGTTCACATACGTTTACCATTCAAACAGGTAAAGCCTATGTCGCGGGGCAAGCGATATTAATTATTTCAACCGCGTCGCCAACCAACTATTTGGAAGGTACGGTAACTTCGTACTCTACTAATCAAATTGTCATTAATATTACAAATAAAGTAGGATCGGGTACTTACGCATTATGGCGATTACATTCCGATCCAATTAATATTCGCAGTGACACTGGTCGCTTTATTGTCACAAGTGTCACCGGCACATGGACAAGTAATGTAGCGGATACGATACGAGTGGGTATTATTGATATCGCTGTTGTTGATAATCCCAGTGGAAATCCTGTTACTCAAATTAGCATTCTACAAGGTGGTAATTATCAGTTTGTTCAACATAACTTTTCAGCCGCGTCCGATGGTAAAAAATTATATGGTGCAGATTCATTAAATCGTGCCTTTGAGTTTGACGGTGACGTATATATCCCCATTAGAACTCAAATAACCATTGATGCACCGACCACTATTGCAGCGGTTAACGGTCAACTTGCCTTATCTTATTTTGGTACAGTGATATTTTCAGCGGTAGGTAATCCCCATGACTTTAGAACAACTAGTTTAGGTTTTCAAGATGTTCAAGAATTTGGCGATACTATTACTGGTATGAGTCCGATTGTCGGTGGGGTTCTTGCTGTTGCGTGTCGAGATAGTTTTTGGCAAGTATCCGTTGATTCGCAAACTAGTCTTTACAAAGCGGAACTAATCTCTCCAGATATTGGTGCTATTCATTATGGGTTAATGAATCTTGGCGCACTTTATTCATTTGATGATAAAGGGATTATCCGCATTGTTCCTTCTTATGTATTCGGTGGCTTTGAACACGATACTATTAGTCGCGCTATTCAACCAGTGATTGATCGTTTCCGAGAAAAGATTGTCGCTACTGCGGTTTATAAAAGCAAAAACCAAGTTAGGTTTTATGCAAATGACGGTACGGGTATTATTATGACAATGACTTCGGGCGTAACGCAAACAGGCGCTGCGACCACTGGTCATGACTTTTCTCAATTCACCTATCCCATCAATATTAGTTACGCATGGAGTGGTGAGGATGCAAGTGGGCGAGATATCGTTTTACTTGGCGATGAAGATGGTTATGTTTATGTTGCTAATACCGGATCATCTTTTGATGGTGAACCTATTCAAGCCTATATCAGAACAGCATTTAATAATGTAAAATCACCCTCAGCAATCAAGCGATTTAGAAAAATTGAAGTTGAGCTTTCAACCGTAGGTTATTCGTATATTCGCTTTAATCCAGATTTCTCTTATGCTGATCCATCTATTGCCACGCATCTTCTTAAATATGAAGAACTGCAAGGCGCAGGGGGTTATTGGGATGAAGCGATATGGAATGAATTTTACTATGATGGAAAGATAGTTTCTCAACCAGAAATCCGCATACAAGGAAGTGGAACAAACATTGGTCTAGTCGTTTTCTCTAATTCGGCTATTGATTTAGGACATAATTTATCGGGCATTGTACTTCATTACACGCCTAGAAAACTAAATAGATAATAGGAAAAAGAAAATGGCAAAATTATATGTAGATATTACTGATAATTTGATAGACGTGGCTAAAACTGTCGCGGCTAATCCAAATACAAATGTCGTGCTTAATGGAACACCGATTAGCAATCAAACGCTTGTTAGTTTAGCTTCAAATCAAGCTATGCAAGGCTCAACTTCTGCCAATTCAGTTGTTCCCTATACAGGTACTAATTTTACAGGAATGAGTAACAATCTTGGAGCGCAGCCAATTACTCTTAATCCTAGCACTTTAGCATTATCCAATTCACCTACAATTACTACCCCACAATCATTAAGTGATATTGCAAAAGCTCAAAATAATACTGCGACAGTTTTACCTTATGTAAATCCAAATTTGGAATTACCAAATGTAACTACCCCACAATCATTAAGTGATATTGCAAAAGCTCAAAATAATACTGCGACAGTTTTACCTTATGTAAATCCAAATTTGGAATTACCAAATGTAACTACCCCACAATCATTAAGTGATATTGCAAAAGCTCAAAATAATACTGCGACAGTTTTACCTTATGTAAATCCAAATTTGGAATTACCAAATGTAACTAAGCCATCTGCTGACACGCTTGCTATTTTAGGTGGAACAGGTACTGCTAAAGTTGCGGATACAGGGACGGTTATTGATAACACTAAACTTAATACGCAAGGTGGCGGAAGTGCATTATCCACAAGTGATATTAATAAAATCCCAACAACAGGTGGAAGTGCGTTATCTACAGGCGATATTAATAAAATCCCAACAACAGGTGGAAGTGCGCTATCTACAGGTGATGTTAATAAAATGTCAACTTCCCCTGCTGCGACAAGTCCTCCCAATACAATAAATACAGGAAGCATTCCTGCTCTTACTACGGCTGATTTAACTAATTGGTACAATACTCAACCAAAGGGCATTACTGCGGATCAATTAAAAACAGCATTGGGAGAACAGCAAACTGCTTTGAGCGGTCAAAATACAGAGTTTTTGAAAAACTGGAATAGCAGTGCCGATGCGCTTAAAACTAATATTCTTAGCGGTGTTGATACCAAAAATCAAGCATTTGGCACACAGGCAACACAAGGCTTTATGGATGCCTTTAAGAATTTCCAAATACCCACTAACCAGCAAACTGGTGTTAACTTAGGTAATTATAATGATAATCGAAATGCCGCTGCTGACCAATGGTGGTCACAATATGTTACAGGACGGAGATAATTAAATGGCAACTATAGAAGAAATAGCAGCGGGGTTGCGGTCTGGAACACCTGTACAAAAACCAACTACGGCAACGCAAACTTTTGATCCAAAGTATATTAATTCATACGGTGGATTAGTTAGCGGAGCAACTAATCCTAATTTAGCGGCTAATTTGAATAAATATGGAACAGTTACCGATGCGTATGGTAATCCTATTTTTGATCAAAATACACTTAGTAGCTATTATTCCGATCCATCTACGCTTGATAAGTCAACTAAAGCCATATCGAGCGTTGCTGGGAAAGCTATCAATACTGGTTTAACTACTTGGGCAGACGAGGTTCTTCAAAAAGAAACGCTTGATCCTGTAACAGGCAATCCTGTTAACTGGGTAGGTGGTTTTGGTGGTGCGCAATACAAGGCAGCTAAAACTGCATTGATGGCTAATCCTACAAACAATGTACGATGGACTACTCAAAAAACACAAGCTCAGACTATTGCTGACCAAGCTGTTGCCGATGCTAAAACTGAAGCTGATGCAAAGATTGCCGCTGATGCTAAAGTAAAAGCTGATGCTGATGCTAAAATCCAAGCAGACGCTGCGACAAAATTAGCTACTGAGCAAGATACTGCCAATCAATTAGCGCAACAAACTGCTAATGATTTAAAATTAAAAAATGCCACCGCACCACTTGATACTAAAACATTAGGTGGCGGGTTTGATGCACTTGGTAATCCTATAAATAGTACAGTCACATCTGGTATTACACAGGATATGATTGATAAGGGAATGCTTAATGTTGCTAAAGTAGGCGCTCCAACTACCATTGTTAATCCAAATTCAGCCGCTGATGTTACCAAGATGGTGGACGCTGCCAAAGCATCTGAGGTTAATGTAACACCCGATTCAATGGTATCTAATCAGCTATCTGGATTACTTGCTAAAAACAATCCTTATATCCAGCGAGCAGTTAACGCAGCTAATTTGCAAGCATCGCGTAGAGGTATGCTCAATACAGGCGCTGCTGCTGGATTTGCTCAAGACGCAGCGATTAAAGCCGCTTTACCGATTGCGCAACAAGACGCATTGGCTAGACAAAAAGCCAATGAAGCTAATGCAGCGGCTCAAAATCAATTGCTCAATACCGGACTTGGTCTTAAAGCCACCAGTATGGATAGACAGGCTCAGAACGATATTCAAGTTCAGAATTGGAATGCCGCTAATAAAATTACAGTAGATACCACTAATACTCAAGCCATCAACGCGGCTACTAATTTGTTTACCACAGCAATACTAAACGATTTGAATAATTTAGCCACATCTAATCGGGACTCTGGCGCTAGATTAAGAGAACTTATTAGTAAAGGGAACATTGAAATTGCAGGCAAGGTAACTCAATCTGTTATTGATAGCGTGGCAGCAGATACGAAATTTGAATCTGATAAAAAATTAGCTGTATTTAATGAAACTCTAAAGCAACAAACCAATCAACTAACTGCTGAAAATCAAGTAATGGTTGATGCACTAAAAGGCGATCGTGAAACTTCTAATGCCGTATTACAAGCACACGCAGTTATTGACGGACAGCTACTCGATGCTATTAAAGCTATTAATCTTACTCCAGATATGAATGAAAAAGCTAAGGCAGCTAATGCTAATGGACTAACTATGATGGCAAATGCAATGAAGAAAAATATTACTGCTACAGCGGCAGCTCAATCACAACTAATTAATAGTGATGCGGGTAAAACTGCAACTTCCTTAGTTTCTCCAACAAACAAATAGGTATCTTTATGGCAGCTTCAGCAGATTTACAATTAGAACAAATGAAAGCAAACGCAGCGGCTCGACATGAGCAAAGTTTACTCGGAAGGTATGAGCAAGTTTCTCAGAATAAACCAGTGGGTATGTTATCTATGCCAAACACTGATTTGCCCATGTTTAGCGCATCTCAATTCGGTTCGTTTAAAACACCTCAACCTCAACAACCCGAAAGCGGTGGCATGAGCGTAATGTGTACTTTAATGCGCGAATACGGCTATCTTGAAGATGATGTATTTGACGCTGATACTTTATTTGGGCATTTGATCGCAACTACTCATCCAGAAATCCTCATCGGCTATCATGCGTGGGCAAAACCGCTAACTGAATTCTTGCGTAATAATGCGATTTATATCCCGTTATTTGCCTATATTGTTCAAGCATGGGCATATGAAATGGCAGAGCAATTTGGCATTGTAAAAAATCGCAGTACATTTAAACGATTAGTTGGTAAAATAGTGATGAATGTAGGTAAGCCAATTTGTGGGTTTATCGGAACAGTAATTTCATCATCACAAGGTATTTATGAGTATCACCGGACTTAACATACAAGCACATCATTTTATTGGCGGAGTCTATGCCAAAGAAGTGATTATCGATGATGGCTTTGAAGTTCAGCAACACGCTCATACCTTTGACCACATGAGTGTTCTTGTTGAAGGATGCGCTATAGTTTGGCAAGGCGATACTCAAGAAACCTATTTTGCCCCTGCTGTGATTGAAATTAAAGCCGGTATTGAGCATAGCGTTCAAGCGGTTAACGGTAGAGTGGTTTGGCTATGTATCCATGCTACAGATACTTGTGATGCAGAAAATATAGATGACGTGCTTATCGGCAAACCCAATATGGTCAATACCGGTATTCATGTTGATGTATCGGCTATCAATAAATTTATTTCTGATAATGATTATTTATGGAATAAATTTAAACAACGTACTGAATCGTCTAAATCGCCACATAGAGAAGTTGACGATATCTGGGTTCGCTATAATGATATTAAAAATTATAATCCATCGAACCCTTTAGCATTTCATGATGAACACGATAGCGTTTTCTATATTAACGATCAGAAATTTAAAGATGAAATTGCTAAGATTAACCGTGC